TGAGAATCGGGATGCCCAGAATAAATAACAACTTCAAAAAACAATTAGAAAATGGAAAAGAAACTTATTTTTTTGGTTTATCAGACAGATGCTTGGCACACTGTCGAGACAATGAAACTTGTTTACATTGGTGAGAATTTGGAGGAGACTATCCGTAAGATGGTAGATTTTCTTTCATTAACCGAAGAGGATGTTAAACAGCTTAGACAGTGGAAACAGACCTCATGTAACAATAGGGACTTTGAAGTTATGATTGAACGACAGTTCGTAAATGACTTTACCGTTTAATTCTACATAGAAGATTATGAAACAAGCAAATCCTAAGAAGCGGACGTATCGCTATTGTGTGAAATGCGGTCATGCAGTACAATATGAGAGGATTTTGGATTATCCTTTCTACTGCCCACATTGTGATGAAAATATGTATAACTTTGAAACATACAGAAGAAGATGAGCTACAAGGCAAAAGCAAGGGTAAAGGTTGTTACCGAAGCGGGCAAATGGTATTTGGCCGAGATTAAGGGACTCAAAGAGGGAACTATTGTCGAGGGTATATACAACCCTCTGAACAGGGCGTTCGACTTCTACTGGAACGGTGAGGGGGCAATGCTTTGGATTGGCGAGAACGGAGAATTGATAAACGAATAATTTAAAATAAGACAAGATGAACATTTTTACAAATAACGCAGATTTCTACCCGACTCCCGACGAGGTTATAAACACGATGATGATGAGTGAGGATTTTGTCGGCAAGACTATCCTTGAACCATCAGCAGGGAAAGGCAATATTGTTGACTGGCTCAAAAAGAACGGAGCCGGAAAGGTGATTGCTTGCGAAAAGGACACTAACATCAAAAAACTTTTGAATGGCAAGTGCGATATTATAGCGGATGACTTCCTGACCGTTTCTTCAGAACAAATTAGTCATGTGGACTATATCGTAATGAACCCTCCCTTTTCAGAAGGTGCAAAACATATCCTTCATGCGTTTGAGATTGCTCCGGCAGGATGCACCATCATTGCCTTGTGTAACAGCGAAAGCGTAAATCAAGGCTGGGAACGGAACGCCACCAAAGAGAAATTGATAGAGACGATTGAGCTTTATGGGTGCAAGGAGTTCTTGGGCAGAGTGTTTGACGACGCGGAGCGCAGGACGGATGTACATGTTAGCTTGATAAAGCTGTATAAAGAGGGTGAGGGGCAAGACGAGTTTGACGATTATATGTTTTCCAGCGAAAAGGACTCGCTCGATGCTAACGAGACGGAAGGGCTGGTGCAATATAATGTGGTGCGTGACATGGTAAACCGCTATATTTCAGCTGTAAGGCTTTTCGACGAGACGATGGCTGCAGCGGAGAAAATCAACTCCGTGGCATGTTTCGGTGGAAAGAGTGACGGGTATCTCCCAGTAAGGTTTGCCGTGGTAGATGCTTCCAATAGCGTTGTCCATATCAGCCGACAGCAATACAAAAAAGAGTTGCAGAAGTATTATTGGAGGCGGATATTCGGGAAGCTGAATATGGAAAAGTATGCCACGCAGAAATTACGGGAACAGATAAACAAGTTCGTGGAGCAGCAGACATACGTCCCCTTTACCATGCACAACATTTATCAGGTGCTGAACATGGTAATCCAGACGACGGGGCAGCGGATGAACACAGCGTTACTCGAAGCATTCGACCTGATTTGTTCTTTCTCTGACGAGAATTCCACTGCCGGGGAGAAATGGAAGACAAACGCAAACTATATGGTCAACCGTAAGTTTATCGTTCCATACATGACTTCCTATGATCCTAAATGGCCGAGAGACTATCTCGATCTTGGATATGGAGGAATGGCAAACAGAATGGAGGACGTTTGTAAGGCTCTCTGCTTCATTACTGGTAGGAACTACGACTGCATCGGAAGCCTTGACCGTTTTGTACGAGATAACAACTTGGAATGGGGAAAGACTTTCGAGTGGGGGTTCTTCAAGTGTAAAGGCTTTAAGAAAGGAACAATGCACTTTGAGTTTAAAGATGAAGAGGTGTGGATGAAGTTCAACCGTGAAGTGGCCAAACAGCGGGGATGGGTGCTTCCAAAGAAGAAATCTGCATAAACATGAGTATTAGGGAGGTTGCAAGGGCAACCTGCAATCTCCCTGAATATAAAAACATTCTGTCTTTCGGTATTTTATTGCTCTTTTATTTTGTGGTTTAGGAATATCTTCATATCTTTGTAACAGATAAAGACAGGTCATTAATGAGAATTATCTCACAAAAGAAGATTAAGGACTTCTATGGACTACCACAATATAAACAAGCAAAGATACCTTTGCAACAGTGGTACTACACCATAAGGAACAGGGATTACAGGAGTTTTGCCCAAATACTGGTAGACTTCGGTGATACTGTAAGAGAGAAAGGCTTATATGTCTTCAGCATTGGCGAAGGAAAATACAAGGTAGCCGCCTCGATATATTTCGATACAGGGTGTGTGTATGTGCGGTTTGTGGGATCCGCTTCTGACTGGGAGGCACTTCTTGATGAGAGGGATGTAAAAAGAACTATATGAAAATATCAGAGGCTCAATATAAGTATGCCCAAAGACGGGTGGAGGAACTGTTGGAGGTTGTAACTGACACGACGCTGCCGACATCACCGGAGAGTATGGAGCTGTCTATCATGAGTACTTTTGTGGAAGAATACGAGAAAAAGTATCACCCAATAGAGAAACTCACGCTTGCAGAAGTCATAAAGCAAGGGCTGAAAGCTAAGGGAATGACACAAAAAGATCTGTCCCAGGCCGTAGGACTAAGCACCAGCAGGATAAGCGACTTCACCCAGGGAAAGAGCGAACCGACTTTGGCCACGGCAGGAGAGATTTGCAGGGTGCTCGACATCATGCCTGAAGCAATGCTAAGTTTATAACCAATAAAACGGAAGAACGATTATGGCATTTGAAATTGAAGTTGACAGAGAACATATTGAGAACACATTGTCCGTCACATATACGATGGGACAGATAAACTCATACATGGAGATTATCCGTGAACTCAAAGAAATACCTGAAGACAATGTGGTTGATATCCGAAAGACCATCGGGAGACTGCAAGACAGAATACAAATGCTGTTGGCGTTAAACCCGGAGGCGAAATTGGAATTGGAGACGGAACGGTCAGAAGGACTTAAAGTATAGACAAAAATAAGTGAAACTCAAATAAAAAGAAAGGAAACATACTATGTTAGAATTAGTAGCATCGGCTCTGATATTGGGAGCAGGATTGAAAGCTATTGTGGGTGGTGACACCCGTCGAAAAGGCGGAAAGAAGAATAGCAACTACAAGGATGCTATGGGATGGTCACACGACAATCACAAGAAATTGTTTTGACGATAATCATTAACCCATGGATACGCTTTAATCGGCGTACTCATAACTTTTTATATACAACACGATGAAGAAGCTGAAATTATTTCTTACAGTAATGATGATATGTCTGGCAATTCCAAGCGAGGCACAGACGAGCTCTAAGGTTTTACAAAATTACTATATTTATGCTTCGATTGAGGTAAGATGGGCAAATAAAGCTACAGGAGAGCCTTGCTTTGTTATTTTAATATCACCAGGAGAAAATGGTCAGCAACGTCCAAGTATCTTGAAGAATAGTGAAGGTAAATATGTTATTGTCAGGAATATGATGGAAGGACTGGCATACTTAGAGGTGCAAGGATGGGAATTGCTTGAGCCAAGAACAGCTGCGGGTATAGGAAATTGGATTGTTAGACGAAAAACTTCTTTCGAAGAATTGGAGAGACTTGTAAAAGCAAATACAACCTATGAAGAAGTTGCTCCAAAAGTTCAACTAAATCTAAGTGAACAGACCTTAAAAGTAGATTATAAATAAACAGTTCTACTTGTAAGCTTCCATATATGGTTGTAAAATAGAACCTCATATTCAATTTACTTTATACGTATAAATAAAGCCCCCACCGACGCAACTAACTACGCCAGCAGGGGCCGCTAACAAGTAATATTGTAAACAAAATCTATTTCAATCCATAACTACGCTGTTGTTCCTTACTCTCTAACGCTGCCAAACTCTTATCATAAGTGTTTGAAGCCATGGATCTGTTCTCATCATACTTCCTTAATATGGCATTTGCTAACGTGTTTAAAGGTATGGCTTTTTTCTCATATGCGTCGACAGCCGTGTCAGAAATGTTAATGACAACAGGTCGATTGTCTATATCTGCAATCAAAGAACGGCCTCTCATAAAAACATTATTTAA